CGAACTATGCGCTATGCGATGACGGCAGCGGCGGCGGCACCCCGGCTGATGATACAGATCAGGGAAATGGAGGAACTTGTGAAGTGACACTTCAGGTTTTGTCAACTGGATCCACCGGGAGCGAGGTCAAGGCGCTACAAGCGCTCTTGATCAAGCGGTGGGGAATCAGCTGCGGTGTTTACGGCATGGATGGCGATTTCGGCAGCGCAACGAAAAAGGCGGTCATTAACTTCCAAGCCAAAAACAACCTTGTACAGGATGGCGTTGTCGGGCAACTCACTTGGGCAAAGCTCTTGGGGGTGAATTGAGGTGGATCTCGGCACCGTTGTCTCGGTCATCAGCATCGCCACCGCCGTGCTCGGCGTGGCGTGCTATGTCGCTAACCTCGCTTTTCGTTTCAAGCGGCTGGAGAAACAGGCGGAGCATCGGAAAGAGGACACCGCCGTCATCCTGACGAGCCTCCTCGCCGTGCTGGACGGCTTACATCAAAAGGGCGCTAATGGCTTGGTGACCAAGACCAAGGCGGATCTCGAGGCGTACATAATCAAATCGAGGTGACCCTATTGGAGAACGAGAACGCACAAAAAACGCACCGACCTAACACGATACCGCTTTCCGCAAAGCGTGAGGCGGTCGAGGGACTTCTCAACGGCAAGACCTACCGGGAAGTATACAACGAGATCTTTTACCCCCAATACAAGAGGATGTCTTTCGAGACATTCAAGCGGAAAATCCAGTATTGGCGCTCCAAGGCGATGGCTGACGAGCTGACGGAACAGGCTGGCACATACCCGGGCATGGTCGCCCGGGGTGCCACCGTTCAGGTCAACGCCCTTGGACAGATTTCACAGGCGTGGATCCGACAGACCGCAGAGGTCATCGATTGGGATGACATCGTTGAGCACCTCCAGAACAATGTGCCGACCATCGACACCGAGCCCACCAGCTCCGCACCCGAGCCCATGCTCCTCGAGATCCCTCTGTTTGACCTCCATTTCGGCGTTGCGCATCTGCGTGACTATGAGCGCATCCTTGGGGAGATCGAGGACGAGATCCGCTCCCGGGTGTGGGAGGAGATCCATGTCATTATCGGGCAAGACAACTTGCATAATAACGACCTCAGGGGGCATACCGCAAAAGGCACCGACATCGAGGCGGTAGACATCCCACAGGCGTGGGCGGATGCGTGGGCTTTCTGGACAACGATCCTCCGGCGGTGCCTTGAGCACTCTCCCCGGGTGGTGGCGCACTACTCTCGGGGCAATCATGACGAATGTATAAGCTGGGCGTTTTTCAAGGCACTCGAGGCTGGTGTGCCGTGCGTGGAGTTTGATGCCTCGCTCGCTCACCGAAAGGCTTTTCTGTGGCGGCGGTGCTGGGTGGGTTTCGGACACCTCGAATATACCACCGATTCAAATAAAATCTTTCGGGATTTCGTAATCGATTTCCCGGAGGCTTTTGCGGCGGCGGAGTGCCGGGAGATCCACGCCGGGCACCTCCATCGGGAGAGCTGCGACAACGGCATCATGGTGCGCCGCCTCGCCTCCGCCGTACCAACGGACGAATGGAGCGCCGCCAACGGTTTCACCGGGGCGCACAAGCGCTTTCAAATGTTTGAGTTTGCACCCGGGCGGCTCCGCTCGGTGGTATACACATAAACAGGGGGATAATATGGGGGATAACATGGGAGATAACATGGGGGATAACATGACCGAAATCGCACATTTCTCAAATGTTGCCACCTTAACACGCAGATTATCTCAAGCGCTATACACACGCTATGCGCATGGTAACAGGGGAGGGCTTTCGGGCTCTCCCCTGTTTTTTGTTCTGCACAAAACTATGAGAAAATGAACATTTTTGCGTTTTGTTGCAAACTGTTTGATAAAGGCGTGGGGGTATTCTCTTGGCGTATGGGATCGTACCCATCTCTCTTGTTATAACAATTTTCATAACAATTCAATGCTCAAAATACTGCACAAATTGAGCAATTTTCTGCACATTTTGAGGTATCTCAAGACACCCGAGATATCACCGAAATAGAGCAAAAACGCAGAAACGGTACAAAAAAGCACCGGGAAAGTGTCATTTCCGACCTTTTCCCGGTGTTGCGTTTTTGGTGCGAGAGATGGGACTTGAACCCACAAATCAGCATTAAGATGGCTTGCGAGACAACACTTTTCAAAACGCATAACAATTTTCATTGCATTTTCACTATTGAGATTTCGTAATTTCGCCTCTTTCATTTTATTTTCTACTGGTAGTCGCATTATTTGCGACTGTCTGGAGCAATTTGCCGATATTTTACTTTGCCAGCTCGTTGTAAAATGCCGCTACCCGGTCAGCAAACTGCGCCCCGGCGCTATCGATGGCATGAGTATATACGGTGTCCATGACCGGGCGGCTCGCCCAGCCTCCGGCAGCCATCGTGTAGTGCTCCGGGACACCCAAGAGGTGGCTCACGCTGGCAAAGGTGTGTCGAAAATCGTGTACACGCACATGAGGCAGACCATGCGCCTCCGTGAGCCTCTGTAGGTGCGTATACAAGGTGTTTGGGTGGATGTCCTTAAAAAGCCTCTCATCGCCTTGTACGCCCTCCACGAGCTTGAGGAGCGCCGGGTCAACCCGGAGCACCCGATACCCGGCGGCGGTCTTGGTCGCCTCACGCTCCACCCACGAGCCGTCAGGGCTCTGCACATACGCCCGGGATATGGTGACCGTGGAATCACTGAAATCAAAATCAGTTTTCCGCAGTGCAAAAAGCTCCGACCGCCTCAACCCGAGGAACGCATCCAACAGGATAGGCAGCTCGTACCGGGTGCCCTTGACGAGCTGGAAAATCTCCCGGAGCACATCGGGATCGATTGCCCTCCCTTTTTGGGGGGCTTTTTTTGGTAACGCTACTTTGATATGAATGTCGGGGTTTTGTTCCTGTAAGGCGGCATAAATCAAGCCCCATGCGTTGCGCACGGTCTTGGGCGATGTCTGGCGGCTTTCCAGTGCAACGGCTTGTTGCACCATCGCCGGGGTCAGTGTGCCGATTCTGCGTGGCATCAGCGCCTTGAAACGGTGCTCCCTGATGGATTGGTAGGCTTTTAGCGTGGAGGGTGACAGGATGCCCTCACGCCCGGCGATATACTGATCTACCGCCTCGCCCAAGGTAATGCCGCTCGGGTGGTGCTCCGCCGCCCATGCGCTTGCCTTGAGCTGGGCGGCTTTTTTGATCACGAGCGCCTCGGTGCGGTCGGTGATATTGATAATGCTGCCGTTTATGGTCACCCGGGTGTACCAATTTCCGCTCGGGAGCTGCCGGGCTTTCGGCATCCTCATGGTTTCCGCCCTCGCTTTGTGATGTAGTAATCAAGAGCGAGCCGGACAAAATCCTCGGTCACGCCCTCACGGTCGGCAATTTCGTACTGCGGTATATTTTGGCGGAGGTACTGGCGCAATACATCCCACGGCAGCACCGCCTCGATCTGTTTCCGGATTGCTATCGTTTCGGCGAGGCGCTTGAGCTCCCGGGGTGCCTCGATGCTATATGTCGCATCTGTGACGATGTGCGCCCATTCGTGTGAGGTCGCCACCTTTTCCTCCGCCGTTGTGCGGATGCGCCGCTCGTCCAGAAAGATGCCCCACGCACCTCCGGCGAGCCGGATGGCGACCGCATCGGTGGGTGCATCCATGTCATAAGTGCCGGAGAAACACCGCACGCCCCGGCGGATCAGGTCGGCATATATCTCGGTCAATGTCACTTATGTGTCCCTTCTATGTCACTTATGCCGCCTGTTTGCATCCGCCAGCTGGCGAGCCATCTGGATGAGGATGTCCTTGTCCCTCTCGGTGAGGTCGGTCTCGGCGATGTGCATGGCATACGAAAAATCCGTTTCCTCTGGTCTCTCCGGGCGATCCATCGGCACATCAAATCCCATGAGCCACGCCTCCGAAACATTCAAGCACCGGGCAAGTAAATAAATCCCGGTCTGTGTCGCCTCGTACCGCCCATGCCTCCAATTACTGATAGCACCATTATCGAGCCCGGTTTCCCTTGCTATTTCTACGGCTTTCATGTGCCTGATGCTTATAGCCTCATTAAGACGGTCGGCAAATGTTGCCACCCTTGCCATGTATATCACCTCTTTGTTTTGGTGGTCAAAATATACAGTAATATTATTGAAAACACAAGATGGCAAAGCGACAAAATATTTTTTTGAAAATTCAAAATCGTTATTGACATCACGAAAAGAATGTAGTAATATGATAATGAAATTATTGAAAACAATAATAAAGGGGGTGAGGACATGGCAAACAGTTTTGACTTCTGGCGGCTCCGTGGTCGCATCAAAAATACCGGGTATAGCATTAAATCCCTTGCAGAAAACATAGGCATGGCATACTGGACTCTGTGCCAGCGCTTAAATGGATCCCTTGATTTTCAAAGTAGTGAAATCGCAAAAATCTGCGAGGTGCTTGGTATTCCTGATGCGGAAATCCCGGAGTATTTTTTTGTACGCAAAATTTCGTGATTTCAAGAAATCAGAGAGGGAGGCGATTTGACAATGAGACCGCTGGCATGGGACACCGCTCGCATGGATCAGGCGGCGGATGCGGAGTACCGCAAGGACATCCTGATGGCGATGGCGGTCAACGGCATGACACAGGACAAGCTGGCGGCGGCGTTGGGCATGAGCCGCAACACGCTCCGGGCGAGGCTCCGCAACCCGGAAACGCTGACAAGGGGCGAGGACAGAACGCTCCGCAAATTACTCGGATTGAATTCGGGAAAATGGATGGATTGGAGGGATTTAGATGACACTTTTGCAGTTCAGCCTTTGCACGCTCGCCGTGTTTGTGGTGCTCCTGATCGCCGGGGCGCTCATCGAGGCGGAGGTGGACTACCGCAAGCGCCAGATCAAGAGGGTGAGGGATCTCAAGGTCGAGAACGCCCAGCTCCGAGCGCAGATCCATCGGCAGCGGTGGGAGCATGATTGGTATGTCGATGAGGCAAAGACCCGGGAGGCGGTCAAGGACTTGTTGCTCCGGCAGAAATGGGCGGAGGCAAAGCGATGACGGACGAGCTCAAGAAAAAGGTCGAGAACGCCGTCACCCGGCTCCAGATGTTTCAGCCGCCGGAGGGGTATTATCTGGCGTTCAGTGGTGGCAAGGATAGCGTTGTGATCAAGCGCATCGCAGACCTCGCCGGAGTGAAATATGATGCTCATTACAATGTGACGAGCGTGGATCCTCCTGAGCTGGTGCGCTTTATTAAAGACCAGCACCCGAATGTATCCTGTGACATCCCGAAAGACATGGACGGTAGACAGATCACGATGTGGAGCCTCATCCCACGAAAAGGCTTGCCGACCAGATTGCAGCGCTACTGTTGCGCAAAGCTCAAAGAGGACAAGGCTAATGGTCGGGTTTCCATCACCGGGGTGCGTTGGGCGGAATCTAATAACCGGGCGCAGAATCAGGGAGCCGTTGTAGTGCTTGGGAAAAAGCATGGGCTCGATAATCACCCGGATTTTATGTCAACTCCAAGGGGGGGGTGGTGTTAGTTAACGACAACGCCGAAAGCCGCAAGCTAATAGAGCAATGCTATCAAAAAGGTCGGGTCACGGTCAACCCAATCGTAGAGTGGAGCGATGCCGATGTATGGGATTTCATTCGAGACCAGCACCTCCCGGTGTGCTCTCTATATGGCGAGGGGTTTACACGCATCGGGTGCATCGGGTGCCCGATGGCAAGACCGAAAAAGCGGCTTGAGGAATTTGCACGATTTCCACAGTATGCACGCCTCTATCGGAGAGCTATCGAGAAGTACCTCGCCCGGATCAAGGAAAAGGGGACACCGCTCCCGGAGTGTTGGGGTGATGGATCCGTCAATGATGTGTGGCACTGGTGGCTGCAAGACCGCCCTGTCGGTCAGGAAGTGCTGCCGGGATTTGAGGATGACTATGAGGACAACTAAAAAGAGCGGCTCGGTGAAACCCAAGCCGCTCACGGAGGAGAACGCATTTATATTATACCATAAAATGTCAAGAAAGAAAAGAGGAGGAAAACGATGGCAAGCATTTTTGAGACCCTGTTACCGATCAAGGTAGACGGTTACATCGAGAAAAAGAACGGACTCAATTATTTGAGCTGGGCTAACGCATGGAGGGAACTGAAAAAGATTTACCCGGGCGCCACCTATGAGGTCATCCACAACCCTGAGGGGCTGAATTACCACACAGATGGGCGCACTTGCTGGGTCGAGGTCACTGTGCGGATCAATGACGAGGAACAGACCGAGAGCCTCGCCGTGATGGATTTCCGCAACGCCTCGATACCGTTTGACAAGGTGACAAGCGTGGATGTCAACAAGAGCATTAAGCGGTGCCTTGCCAAGTGCATCGGGCTTTTCGGTCTCGGTATCAGCTTATACGCCGGGGAGGATCTCCCGGAGGAGGCTGCACCAAAGGACGAGGTCACGAGTGCCAAAATGGCACCAAAAGCCGAGAAAGCGGTGCCAAAGTACCTTTGCACCGAGTGCGGTAAGCAGATCACCCCGGTCACCTATAACGGCGAGGATTATGGTGTGATGCGGATCAATAACATGAGCATGAAACATTTCGGCAAGCCTATGTGTTGGGAGTGTATGCAGAAAGCGGCGGCGGAAAAGAAAGGGGAGCAGAAAGATGCTGAATAAGGTCATCATGATGGGGCGGCTCGCCCACACTCCAGAGGTCAAGGACGGAGAGACCAAGGTCGCCCGGATGCGGCTGGCGGTCGGTCGGGACATCAAGGGCAAGGACGGCGTTGATTGCGACTTTTTCGATGTGACGGCTTTCGGGCGTACCGCTGAATTCTGCGGCACCTATCTCGCAAAGGGGAGGCAGATCGTTGTCGAGGGTCGCCTCCAGAATCGGAGCTACACCGACAAGGACGGCAACAAGCGCACCGCCACCGGGATCATCGCAGATCATTTGTATTTTGCTGACACCCAGCCGAAAGAGGAAAAGCCTCCGCTCGAGCCGTTCCTGACCGAGCCGCCGAGGGATATCCCGGAGGAAACCAAGGCATACGGCAAGCGCATCGAGGAGAGCCTCAAGCATCCGCTGGCGGAAACCGTTGACCCGATGGATGTGGATCTCCCTTTTTGAGGTGGTGAGCTGATTGAGGGCATACATCTGCGGATATTTTACACACCTTGATATGTTCAAGCGCCTCTCGGATGCGGCGGTCGGTCGCCTCTACCGTGCGATGCTCCTATATGGGAGGGATGGCGTGGAGCCGTCTCTCCCGGAGGATAGTCCCGAGGCGGTGATATGGGACTCCATCAAGGTGCAGCTCGATCTCGACCAGAAACGCTATGACCGCAAGTGTGAGAATTTTGCCAAGGGTCGGGAGGCTCTCCAGAACAAGCGCAACGGAAAGACCGAAACCCCGGCACCAGCTGCCGAGAAACCTAAAGGCAAGGACGAGATCGCCGACCTCAAGCGCTTTATCGCATCCATGTCCTCATGAGTACTCTAAATCTGTTTTAGAGAACACTAAATCGATTTTAGAGAACACTAAAAACATTTTAGAGAACTCTAAATCCTTTTTAGAGATCTAAAGGAAAAGGATAAGGAAAAGGTAAAGGTAAAGGAAAAGGTAAATGCTAATGATAAGGAAAAGGAAACGCACCCGGGGAGGTGCGGCAGAGCAGAGAGATTTTGTATAGAGACAGGAGGACGATATGAAACCTATCGGCAGCTTTCCGGGAGAATTGTCAGCGGCACGGCATACGGTAGGGCACAAGCATGGTTGCTCACTGCCAAGCGATAACCTGACAGAGCAGCAGATCCGCAAGCTCAACGGCGAGGTCAAGACGGTGCGCCTCCGCCCGGGCATCAAGTGGGCAGAGCTCTGCGCCCTGTCGGACACGATGCAGAGGGAGTACCTCAACACGATGATCTCACACGGCGCTCACAGTGCGCAGCTCGGGGAGATGTTTGGGGTCTCGAGTGTAGCGGTCGGGATGCGGTGCAAGGCGCTGGGTATACCGCTCAACGCAAAGGGTGCCGGGAAAAAGGTGCTGGAGGACGATGCGCTCCGCTGGAGGACATGGGTCAGCAAGTGCGCAGAGGAGGACAAGCAGAAAGAGGAGGAAAAAAAGGTGGACAGGAAAACGCTCGAGGATGCCGGGGCGCTTTACCCCAAAAACAACATCACGATCACCACGGCGGTGACATCGCCCATTGTTGGAGTGACGAGCGGCACGATCTCGGTCATCGGCACCGTTGAGGAGGTGCTCGGAGCCGTAAGCCGGGCGCTGGTCGGGTGCATGGGGCTACAAGAGCGTATCGAGGTGTTTGTGCGGTATGGGAGGGATTACAAGTGATCCAATGGAGTTATGACCATCTGCCGGAGCCATCGCTTGAGCCGCCGTATCAGCGAGAGCCGGAACGCTGGTGCGATGAGTGTGAGTATTACACAGACGAGGAAGGTGTGCGCTTTTGCCTGATGTATCAGGTAGAGGTCAAGGATATGCGTGAGGCAAACGGATGCACCGGGTATATGGAGGAGCTATTTCTATGAAACTGATCGATGCTGATGCGCTCATCGAGTGGCTGGGCGATTGCACCGAGGGCGATGATGAGACCGTAAAAGAGTGGTTTGCATCGTTCACCCGGGTGCTATGGAAGTACCCGGAGCACCCGGATGCGGCGATCGTAACGAAATGCAAGAACTGTGCATACTACGGTGTGGAATGCGTGGGTTTCGGGGCGGATGGTTTCTGCTCCGAGGCAAAAGAGAGGAGGGCGTGATGCTTACTTATCGGGACTATGTGTATAGCGTGCTCAACGAGTACGCCACCGACCAGATGGCGGTAGTGACCATCCCGGAACAGATCGAGACCGAGCGCCAGCGGAGGGAATCGCTGCGAGCCGCCAAGACGGACGGCGACCGGGTGAGCGGAGGTGATGGGCAAACGGACGATGCGTGGCTCACCTCGATACAAAGGGAGACCTACCTTACCGCCCAGCTCGACAAGTGCCGCCGGGTCATCGAGACCGTCAGCGAGGTCATCAGGGCGCTGGATGACGATGAGAGGGAGATCGTGACGAGGCTGATGCTTAACCGGGAGCGGAACGGCACGGCGATGCTGGCGGAGGAGTGGGGTGTCGATGAGCGCACCGTATTTCGGGCTAAAGACCGGGTGCTCCGCAAGCTGGCGAGGATGCTGACAGGGGAGGCAAGGGCATGAAAGTAAAAAGCATACTGACAACAAATGTTGACAGTTATGACACCCAACAGATGGAGAAGTGGCTTGTCGATTGGATCGATGCGTGGTGTGATGTGGGCTGGGTGTGCACGGAGATGCGTGATGTGTCTACGCATGAGATGAGCGCCACGGTCGAATGTGAGATCGAGGTGGGCGATGATGCGTAAACCGTTGCCGTGTCCATTCTGCGGCAGCCACCTCATCCGGGTGGTCGAGCGCAAGCCGGAGCACATCCCGGTGCCGCCGCTCTACCGGGTGCAGTGTGAGAAGTGCGGAGCATCGTCAGCATCATCCGATGAGCCAATGACGGCGGTAGAGTATTGGAACAGGAGGGTACCGGGACTATGACTAACTTTGAGGAGATCACGCAATCGTTGGAGCGGCTGACAATATTTATCGATCACGCCACAAATCCAAACCGCACTGTTGTCGGATGTCCACCAGATGATTGGGCGTGCCAGATGGATGTAAACGAGCATTGCCATAGCTGCCGGGAGTGTTGGCGGTTATGGCTGGAGGAGGAGAGCGATGAGTGTGCTGATTAGAGGCATGGATATGCCAACAGATGGTAGTAGGATAACAATCACCATATATTCAAACGGCGATTGCGATGAACCTAATTGGCAATGGGATAGCACACATCTTCAAGGAGTACAAGCCGTTCCACTTCCACCGCACGGACGGCTGATTGATGCGGATGAACTTATCAAGGACGAGTGCAATCACTGTGACGGAGAGTGCGAAATCGTGGATTGCGATTGCTTGGGGTGCAAGAATAACTGCCGATGTGATTTTATCAAGGGCGTTTTGGAAATGCCGACAATCGTTGAGGCGGAGGGCTTGGACGGATGATTTGCGACAACTGTATGAACAATCCACGAAATAACCCGTATGCTTCGGGATTCTGCAACTGTGCGTTACCGACAATAGAGCAAGGTAGCGGATGGTTTCAAGGAGGGAGAACGCAGACGGAAAAGACTTTTACAACGAGTAATTTTACAAGCGGTACAATTGAAATCACCTACAACAACGGAGAGAAGTACACCGCTTGCCTCGCAGATTCCTACGACAATGTAATGGCTTGTCTCTTGGACGATGATTCTGTTTCTGTGTCGCACGGCATTGGCAAGGCAGAGGAGGGTGAATGATGGGATCAATGTCACGGAATAAGGGCAAGGTCGGGGAGCGTGAGTGGGCTCGGTACTGCACCGCCCGGGGCTATGAGTGCCACCGCACTGCGCAGTGCCGGGGGGACACAGGACAGGCTGCCGATGTTGAGGGCTTGCCGGGGATCCATATCGAGGTGAAACGCACCGAGAGCTTGCGCTTGTACGATGCGCTGGCGCAGAGCCGCCATGATGCGGCGGTGGGCGACCACGGCATCCCGATCGTAGCGCACAGGCGGAACGATGAGAGATGGGTGGTTATCATGATGGCGGATGATTGGTTTACCCTTTACAAGGCTTGGGAGGAAAACCCGACCGCCACAGATATCGCAAGCACCATCAGGGATGATCATGTTGAGTTTAAGTGCTCACGATGTGGCGCAACAATTGGATGCGTTGAGTGCGGCTCGCTGGACGGCGCAAAATTTAACTTTTGCCCGGGGTGTGGTGCAAAGCTCGAGGGTTACAAGTGGTGGTTGGAGGAACTGCGTGACGAATGGGAGGATCAAGAGTGAGCATACCGAAATATGATTATGTCATGGATTACATCGGCGACAAGGATCTTTTTCGGGCGGTCATGTTTGCCAGAAAGATGATGAGGAATGGAACGGAGCCAGCCATCGCCATCAGGAGAGCCGCAAGGTATTACGATGTAGATGCATCGGATGTTGGTCATTATTGCGCACAAGTGGCTGGGCGCATCAACGCAGAAAGGAATGGAAAGCAATGAGCGAGGACAGAGGGCATCTGTGGGTGCTGGTGCGCTATGAGATCGACCGGGGTGCGGTGTTACCTTGGGAGCATGAGGAGACCAAGGTCAGCACACAGGAGGGCGATGCGCTGGATCAGTTTATGGAGCACATCTTTACCGGGATCAGGGACAACACGCTGGAGGTGGTCATGAGTGAGGATGATTGATGCGGATCGCCTCATCGCCCGGATCATGCGCTTGAGCGCCGGGAGGATGCTGGCGCAGTGGACGGCTGGCGGCTTGATCAAGCTCATCGAGGAGGAGGTCGCAAATTGTCAGTTTTGTGTCATTGAAAATCGTGAAAAAAGTGATACAATAGTATCGTGAATATGTGCACAAAAGCGCCGGGGTGATCGCCTTGGCGCTTTTGCTATGTCAGGAGGAGACATGGCGCAAGAGTTTGCCCGGGCGTTTTACGATTCACCAGCTTGGAAAGCGTGCCGCAAGGCGTACATTAAAAGCGTGGGCGGTCTGTGCGAGCGGTGCATGAGCAAGGGGCTATTGCGAGCCGCTGACCTTGTGCATCACAAGACGGTGCTCACGCCGGAGAACATCGTACACCCGGAGATCTCGCTCGGGTTTGATAACCTTGAGGCGGTGTGTACCGAGTGCCACCGGGAGCTGCATGAGCATGAGCACCATCAGGCGCATGAAAAGCTGCGGATGCGGAGCAAAAAGCGCTGGAGGGTGGACGAGTTTGGGCATATTGTTGCAAAAGATACGCCCCCCGAAACGGAAAATTGTAGGATTTGACAAACAC